CGCCTGTTGAACCACCGGTAATGTCGCGCTTTTGGAATTCGTATGAACGAATTTCGCCACGAGCCATAGAACGAATCATTTCTGCATCGCTCTTTGCTTGTGGAGTTGCAGTTGCAAAATCAACATTTGACATTGCTTCTGCTGCTGCTAATTCACGCTTTTCATCTTTTGAAATTGTTTCGATAACGCGAGCGCGTTCGTCTAATTCAACAGAAATTTTTGCGTATTGTTCGTTTTCTTCAGCAGTAAGATCGCGCTTTTCAGCGGCTGCTCTGTCAAGAATTTCTTTTGCAGAGTGCCATGCTTTTTGGCGTGCTTCGTGCTGAACTTTAATATATTCAGACATTGTTTTCCTTATTTTTGGGTAGGTTTTACTGCATTGATTTGAATCTGCATGAGGCTCACTCAAATGCAGTAAATTAACAAACTTGGCGGCTCACGCTCAAAGTCGTTAATAGAATTATTACATACTTTTTAACGAATTTCTTTAGACTCAATTACGCGAGTTTCAGAAACCGGATTAAATTTTTTAACTTCTGGTTTATCAATGTTTAAAATTGCTTCAACCATTTGATCAACTAAATCGGCGATAGCGCCTGATTCTGGATTTCCTGCTGTTTTTAATATTGCTGATTTGATTTGTTCTTTATTCATTAGATCGCCTTAAATAGTAGATCGAGTTGTTTTCTTTTAATTTCTAGTAAATCATCAACGCTAGGATTTGATTCTTTTAATTTAAATACTGCTTCGCCGATTACATCAGCATGATTAGGTGAAAGAGTTTCGCCTGCTTCAAGTCTGGTTAAAGCGTCAGCCAAAGTATCAGCGTCCATACCTGTTCTGGTTGCTAAAGCATCAATTGATCGCACACTTGCAGTTGTTGCTTCGTATGCTGGGAAACCTGTAACAATTGAAACTTCATGTAATCTGATTTGGTGTAGTTCACGACTCATACCATCATCTGACCATTTGTCTCCTCTTGCTGGAACGCTAAATCCAAAAGACATTGAATTAACATCGCCACGTTGCATAAGGATCGATAAATCTCTACCTGCTGTTGTATCAGGCAAAACTGCTTCAGCAAGTAAACCTTTTGAATCTTCAGACAATCTAAGAGTTTTTGCACGAGTTGAACCTAAAACAATATCTGTGTTGTGATTCATAAATAATTTAATTTCGTTACGTGATTTAAGTGAACGACTAAAAGCACCAGGAATAATGTATTCAGTAAATGGTAGTGGTTCGCTTGCTGAATTAAATACAGCAGCGTAACCTGTAAAAGTCATTTTATTAGCGTCGATTTCGCCAACACGAATTTCAAAATTAACATCATTAATACGGCGTTCAACTTTAGATGGCATTTTTTCTTCTTTCTGTTTCTTTAATTGTACATTTACACTTGCCCATCGTGCTTGTTCTTCTTCAGCGCGAATTCTTTCAACAACACCCTCAGCATATTTCATTGTTCTTTGTGCTGCTCTTTTACTTGGACCTGAACCCCACAATAAATGTGCAACAAGTCCCGGACCCGGATATTGAGGATCGTTAGGATTATTATTTTTTGGTGCGTCTAAATCTGGCATGTGACGTGCGATCCATGCTGCAATGCGAATCCACTTATCATCTGAAACTTGACCATTAGCCATTAATCTTGCTTCGCGAATTGTTTTATCAGTTAAACCAGCGCCACCTCGACCATCAGCATTAAGTTCTAAACCACGCCTAGCAGCAGCACGCATATAAGCAGGTGCGTCTTGATTAATAGCACGCATATCATCATTTATCGAATCATCTTGTACATCTTCAACATCTTCTTGTACATCATTAATCATCATTTCTTCTTCCTCAATATTTAAATCATCACTTTTACGTAATTGTTCAAAATTAACACCAACGTATTCATTTGTTGCTTTAAAAACATTACCTATTTCTTCATAAACTTGAATAAGCGCTGCTGGATTGAAAGGCGTACCAAGCAAAATAATTTCAGAATTAGGAATATTTAAAGCACCATCAAATTGAATTTCTTTAATTTCGCCTTGCAAAAGATTATCGCCATTAAACCACATAACATAATCGCCAACACTTAATTCTTCAGGTAACGCACGTTTCAAAGATCGCGTTGATTTCGGGTGTCCACTAGGTAACAAATCAAAATCAGTAACATAATTTGGATTTGCTGGTCTACCATTTCTTAAAAGATAAAGATAAGCATTAACCCTTGCCATAGCCCAAGCAGCACGCGAAATACCAGGTCTATGAGAACTTGAATACGCACCAGCGCCACGTCTATAAACTGCTTTCAATTGACCTAAGGTTGCGCGCGTCCAATCAGGCTTACTTGATTTATCCATATTTTCATTATGATCTTTAACTTTATTTCGTAAAGAAGTTTCAGTTGCTTCATCAAAATCAATATTGCCACCAGCACCTTGAGCGCTATCAGGTTTATTTTCATCACTACCTTCAATTTGATCTTTAGCCGGAGCAGGTGCACGTTCTCCACCCGGTTCCATATCTTCAGCAATTGAAACAGCAACCATTTGAGCAATAGCATCTTCTTTAGTTTCATGGCAACCAATAACTTCACCATCTTCTTTAATCGTTGCCCAGCCTGAACAATCAGCAGATTCATCTGTAATAAAATATGGCATTAGAGTTTCTGCGCAATCCACGAAACAGTATGTCCCGATTTACTAGATACACAATAAATTGTATTTGCTTGATGCAAAGTTATTTCTAAAGACTCTTCTTTTACTAACTTTAAACCATTAGAAGTTGTTACGTCTGGTCCACCAATATAAACAGCATCCGTATTATCGTTATTGTGAATATGTAATAAAACAGGATTATTGTAAGCGATCCCATCGATTAGAGTTGCGGCAGTTCCTACTGAAGTTTGTCCTGAAAATAAACTCATTTAATCTACCTTATAAACACTTGTAGGCGCATTAGGATCAATTTGTGCAACCGGTTGAAGTTGTGTAGATGGAACTCCGGTGTGCATAATTGCTGGAAGATTTAGAGCCTTTAAAGTTTCCGTAGGATCGAAACCGGAGATTACAAGTTTTTGTGCCATAGCAACTTTTTTATCGGTTTCTACTAAATCTGCTGCGGCAAGATTTACGTTTGCTAATGGCACTCTGTAAACATCTCCGGAATCTACCGGAGTTAAATCTTCGAATCTTCTAATGTCATTTATTGAAAGGAATCCTGCTTGTGAACCGATTGAATAACCTTGCATGCGTGTAGCAAAATCGCCACGCAATAAACCATCGACGTTTATTCTTAGGAACGCATCGTTAGGAAGAAGTCTTGAATAAAATTCTTCTATCTTTGTTATGTAAGGTCTTAACGTGTGTGTAACAAAGTTAATATTGTTTTGTTCCACTGATGCGTAAGACATCGCTCCAGGGGTAGTTATTCCAATCATGTGAGGTGGAACTCTAAATATTCTTGCTACTTCTTCGATTGCTAATCTTCTAGATTCAAGCATTTGTGCTTCGTCTGGTGCGGCTTCTGTTTTTGTGAACTTAGCGCCTCCGGAAAGAACACCGACTTTATGTGATTTTCTTAATCCTTTATGAAGTCCTCTAAAAGAATCGGCTAGATCTTTAGATTGTTCACGAGTTAATTGTGCAGGGTGTTCGATTAAACCACCAAGGTTCGCGCCTGATCCGAAAAATCTTGCGGCGAATTCTTGAAGTGCGCTAGATAATCCTAGATTTTGTTTTAATTCTGTAACTCTTGAAAGTCCTCTAGCATCTCCAGGTTTCCTTAATTCAGTAAGATGCAACATTTCGTCTTTTGAAATTAAATTATCTCTTTCGTTTTCGTAACGATACGCAATTTCTCTTGTTACAGGATTTCTTGTTACTTCAACTTTTAAAGGATCAAGAACAACTAAGTTAATTACATCTCCTCGGTTATCTCTAAAGATTCTTACAAAAGCGTTTCCATCAAGGAGAAGAGAAACAAGAAGTTGTTGATAATGTTCTGATCGGGCAAGTTCTACATCTGGTTGCATAACCCACTCTGGGCGTGGACGATAAGGAACACGAGTTCCGTCTCTTCTAACAAAGGCATCCATCGGAAGAGTTGAAATCGTGTCAGAAATTAAAAGTACGCAAGAATAAAAAGCCGTAATTTGCATGGCTGTGTTTTCATCTATGTTTGTTCCTGCAACTGTGGTCATGGCCAACGTGTCGCCTGATCCCCAGATTGATTGAAAACTTATAGAACGTTGTTCTGTTTTACTGAATAAGTTACCTAACATTAACCACGTCTCTCATAAGCCAAGCCGAATAAAATTAAACTAACACCACTTAATATTATGCCAGCAGGAATCGAAATTGTCCCGACCCCGATTGTTAAAATTGTTGCACCTACGATTTGTAAAATTATTGCCATCTAACTCCTAAACCACATAAAAAGCAGGAAGAGAAACATTTTCATCGTTTCTCGAAACAGTTGCTCTATCTAATGCAATGATACTCGCAACTGCGGCATCTATCTTGCGTGGTGACCCTCTGTGTTCTTTTACGATTCTTGGTCCTAGTCGATCGGTTTTAACAACTGCGTTTGAAATATGGCGAGTTAGTAAAGGGTTTCCGTCGTGAGTTATTCGTTTATTTACAACTGCATCATAAAACTTTGCACACGCCGGAATCATGCGTGCAGCAGAAGTTGATGGCCACTCGACTATAGGAATTCCTGCTTCTTGTAAAACTTGCATAGATCTTTGCCACCTGAAAGGATCACAAGCAACTTCCCTAACTTTATGTTTTCCACAAAATTCTAGAATTGTATTTTCAACATCTAAGGTGTCTACGCGCCAAGTGTCTAAATCTTCCGGTTGTTTTTCCCACGCTTTAACTACAAATATGTGAGGAGTCTCTTCTAAAGTAACTCCCATAATTACTGAAGCATCACCGGAGAAAGAACCATCGAAGCCTAAAACTATTTCCGTTTCTGAGGTAACCATTTTCTTTTCGGCTAACTGATCCCAAGCGCCGTTAGGAAGCCACGCTTGCTGACTTGAAACCCATTGATTACATCTCTTAGTTCTGAATTCTGATTCGGGAGTTTTTTTAACCATTGATTCAAAATCTGCCGGATCGTTTAAATCACCGAACCCTGGATTTGCTTTTATCCACGTTTCAGTTAAATGGTGATCGGCTTCTGCTTCGGCTTCCCACCATGCCATAAAAAATGTTGGATCTTCTACTTCTCCTCTAATAACTTTTTGTCCGTACTGATAAAGGTTATAAGCAATCGAATCTTGACCGGAGTTGTCGGCTTTTACTCCTGCTGTTGTTATTGCTAAAAGCATTGGTGATTTTCTTGCGGCCATACCAAGTTGCATAACATCGAAAAGTTCTCGATTAGGTGCGGCATGTAGTTCGTCATAAATAACTAACGATGGACTTAAACCCTCTTTAGTAAATGCTTCAGAAGAAAGCGCTCTATAGATTGATCCGGTTGCCGGAACTTCTATTGCATCTCTATAAAGTTTCACTTGATTAAATAAATCTGGTTCGGCTTCGATCATCTTTTTTGCATCACCGAAAACAATTCGCGCTTGATCTTTATCTGCGGCGCAAGAATAAACTTCGCCTCCGTTCTCTCCCATGAATAAACCCCATAAAGCAATACCGGAAGATAAAGCCGATTTTCCATTTTTTCGAGCCATGCCTACAAGGGCAGTTCTATGTTTTAATTTATCTTTTTCCATAGCAAAAATATGATTTAAAAGTTCTTTTTGCCAATCACGCAATACGATTTTGTTTCCGGCTCGACCTGCAACTGTGTCTTTAGTTTGAATACAAAATGTATTTACGAAATCACTTATCTGCTCACCTTTACCGGCGTTTAAATTTTTCTTAGCAACTTCGGAAAGCCACGCTGGAGGGAAACCTTTAATCTTCTTGGTATTTTGCACGCAACGCCTCTAGTTTAGATAGTTTTTTAACTTCAGCGATCCCAAGTCTACTGCGATCGGTAGGAGTGAACCCTAATAAACTCAGGTTTTCTACAATTTGTTTTTCTAATTGCCTTAACGCTTTTCTTTCATCGTTACGACCACTATTCCAAACAAGGGTTCTAAGTTTAGCGCGTTCATCTAACTGCTCGCAAACTATTAGAAGAAGATCAAGATCGGTGGAATAACTTATCCAAGTATGACCCATTGTCCATACACGATCCCAAAGTTCCTGCCCATATTGAAAAAGTTTTCTACTAGGTTTAGGTATTTCATTAACAGCCGGAAGAAGAATAAGATTAGAAGTTTCCGGTAAAGGTCTTTTTCCTGGATTACCGATTAAACGTTTCTGCTCTACAGGTTTAGGTGGTCTACCTCTCGGTGCCATATTTAACTCTTTGCGTTCTTAGGTCTTGAAACCTTTTTCATCTTATAAACATTATCAGTTGGAAGAACGAAATTCTTTTTACGAATTAGCCCTAAATTTTTAAAAGGCTTGTAATCAACATAGTGATGCCATCTCCCGAACTTCCAAACAAGTTTAGTTACATCGGGGTGCATTTTTACAAGCATTTTAGATTTAGGTAAAGTTCCCTCTTCGGCGTAGAACGCTTCAGTATTACCACCCTTTAAAGTTTGAGTTGTTAATTTATATTGCAAGAAAGCATAAAATTGTACAGTTGCCCAACCATCTTTTAACATACGCAAACTTAAATCTGTGTCCTCGTTGTATCTTCCACGCCACCTATAAGGTAAATCGTTTCGGATCAAGTTACAAGAATAAATGCGAGTGTTAATTAGATAAGGAGGAAGTTTAGATCTTGACGGAGTGAACATCCAATAGTCGGGTCCAGCCATACCAATATTTTCGTAACGTAAAACAAAATCTTCCATAGCGTAAAAACAAGTTCCGTCACCTACAGGGATTCTCTGGTTTTGATGAAAGCGAGCAAATAAAGTTATGTTGTCATCCATAACCCAATGCCAATCGTGACCCTCTTTTATAGAGTGATCCCAAATAAAGTTTCGTGCTGGTCCTGGACCTTTAGATTTTAAATCTTCTAAATCATCAAAAGTGTCATAATCTTTTTGGTAAATAGGATCTAGGATTAAAAGTTTTTCTTTAGGAAAGAATTGTGCATAAGAATCGTATTGTTGTTCTTCTATAACTAACCTGTAAGGAACATTAATAGAATCTAAAAATCTAGGAGTGGTTGCCGTATCGGCTCGACTCTTAGACGGAATATAAATAGGGAATCTTGGATTAACCATTATTCCTCTACATTAATGTATTGTTCTTTAACAGTTGATCC